AAATGGTGACTTTGATGATCTCGACACCGCTAATTGGTCTCCATCGGGCAAGAAGTGGAATGAAGATAACCTTGTTACGATTGTGGAATACTATTTCAAAGACTATGTAAGCAAGACACTCTATCTAATTCTTAATACTCAAACAGGTGAAACTGCCGCTGTATACGATCTCGAGCCATATCAAGAGGGTATCGATATTGGAATGATTGAAATTGTAGACGAACGTGATGTCAACGTTCCTGTTGTTCGTTGGACTAAGTTAAATGATATGGAAGTGCTTGAAGAAAGCGAATGGCCTGGTTGCTATATTCCTATCGTAGCAGTCAAGGGTGATGAATTCTGGATTGAAGGAAAGCGTAAGTTAATTGGTGCTGTTGAGCCTGCAGTAGAAACTCAAGTTCAATTGAACTATGCAATGTCCTGGAGAGGTCAATTGTTACAAATGGCTCCTAAGGCTCCCTATATTGGCACCGCTGCTCAATTCAAGAACTATGAACAAGAGTGGGCGAACATCAATGTAAGCAATCAAGCCTTTATGACTTATAATGTGGACGGTAATGCTCCTCCTCCGTCGCGTGACTTGGGTGAAGTTCCTATTCAAGGCGCCACATTGCTCGTAACAAGTTCTGGACAAGACCTTAAGGAAATCTTTGGCACATTCGATCCAACCCAACAAGCACAAGGTCCAGAAAGTGGAAAGGCTCTACTTGCACGTCAAGATCAATCCTATAATTCTAACTACCACTTCTATGACAACCTTGCTCGTGCAATTGAAACTGTTGGTTGCATTATCGTAGAGGCAATTCCGGTTATCTATGACAGTGCACGTAATGTTCAATTGCTTGCTCAAGACGGAAAGAAACGAACAGTGGCAATCAACCAGCCAAATGAAGAGGGTGTAGTTGAATATGATTTAACTGTAGGTGATTATTCCGTTAGTATTCAGACTGGACCAAGTTTCGGAACTAAGCGTCAAGAGCAGGCCGAGGCTATTATGAGTTTAATCGAAGTATATCCAGAGGCAGCATCTGCTATTGCTGACCTCGCAGTGAGATCAATGGATTGGCCAGGTGCTGATAAGATTGCTGATTCTATGGAAGCCTTAGTGCCTCCCGCAGTTCTACAAGCACGAAAAGTGGATCCAAAGAATGCCGCAGCAATGATTCCTGGACTTCAATCACAACTTGCACAACTTCAACAAGAAAATCAAGTTATGCAGGCTCAACTTCAACAAGCGGCTTCTAAGATGCAAGAGAGCGCCGATAAGGTTGCTATTGAGCATCTAAAGGCGGAAGTTGATATGAAGAAGATCACAAGTGATTCTGAAATTAAGACTAAAGAACTTCATCTCGACGAACAAAAGACTGAACTTGAATTTCTTATTAAAGAGAAAGAACTTAAAATTGCTATGGAAGAACTGGAAATTCAGAGAGCCAGTCTTGGAATTAAGGCAGTAGCAACTATGTCAGATATGAATAATGATGTTCACGACAGACACGTAGAACATATCGGTGCTATTTCAACACCAGATACTCCGATTGACGAAGATGTTGTGGAAATTAAGAAACAAACTGGCACAGGAATATCTGACGCCTTAGAATAAAACAAACTCTACTAATGGAGTTCATTAGGTAAATCACCGAAAGGGTAAATTATGACAAACGAAACAGAAGTACAAGCAGTAACTGGATGGTTCGCACCAGAACCTGTTGAAATTCAACAAGAACCTACTCAAGAAGAAAGTCAAGAGACTCCACAAGAGTCTCAAGAAGAAGTTACTGAACCTATCCAAGAAGAAAGTCAAGAGACTCCACAAGAGTCTCAAGACACTAACGAAGAAACTCAAGAAGAATCTTCGGACGAAGACGAGACTGAGAAAAAGTCAGGCAAGGGATTTGAAAAGCGTATTGAAAGATTCAATCGAAGAATTGCAGAGAAAGAAGCGGAAGCAAATTATTGGAGAGATATTGCAACTAAGAGCGGAAATGTTCCAGTTCAAAATCAGCCAGTTTTAAATACTCCAACTCACTCAACTCCAAGACCAACAATTGAACAGTTTGGTACAAATTTTGAAGCCTATGTTGAGGCAGTAGCAGGTTGGACACTTAACGAAGCCCGCAGAGCAGAACAAGAAAATGCAAAAGTCACGCAATTTCAGAAGACCTTTGCAGAACAGGAAGCGGCACTTAAGAAGGCCAATCCTGACTATGATGAAGTTATTCAAGATTTCCGTAGTAAATATCAATCTGCAAATGGACCGACTGCAGATGCTATCAACACTTATCTTAGAGAAAGTGACCAAAGTGCTTCTCTCTACTTCGAACTTGCAAATAATCACGACGTAGTTGATAGAATTCTTCAAATGTCACCCTTAAAAGCTGCTGCTGAATTGGGAAAACTTGAAGATAAATTGTCCACAAAATCTGTAAGTCCAAAGATAGTTCCTAAAGTAAGTAAGGCACCAAAGCCAGCAAGTCCTGAATCAGGTCGAGCACCAGCAGTTAAGACTTTAGAAGACTATGCAAAGGATTCAACTAAGTCTCAGGCGGAATATAGGGAACTCAGAATGCGTAATCGCCAGAAATTTTAATTGAATTGATAAATAGGTTTACAGCGTGAATGGCTGGTAAACCTATTTCAGTTTGATCTACTGACAGATTGCACGGATTATATCCCCGGTTAAGTGATAAAATAGTACCAATTTAACTAATTTTAAGGAAATAATTCCATGACAGCAAATACACTTCTTACCATTTCGATGATCAGCCGCGACGCTGCTATCGTTCTTGGTAACACACTGGATCTCGCTAAGCGCGTCAATCGCGATTTTGACAGCGATTTCGGTGTTAAGTCGGCCCAAATCGGCCAAACAATCAACGTTCGTCGTCCAATTCGTCCAGGTCTTCGTACTGGATCCGTTGTAGACATTCAAGCAATTACTGAAACATACAGCCCATTGAGTTTCACACAGCCTCAAGGTACTGACTATGCTCTAACTTCACAAGAACTAACATTCTCTGTTGAAGACTACTTTGATAAGGTAGTTGAGCCATCAGTCGTTCGTATCGCTTCTGGCGTTGAAGCAACTGGTCAGGCACTTATCACTCAATTCTATGGATTGATTGGCACTCCTGGTGTTGCACTTACCTCTGGTGCTTCCGGCACTGCTCTTCCAGCAGTTACTCATGCTCTTTCTCTTTTGAACAAGAATGATGCTCCTAAGGCTGGTGGCCGCAAGACATTGCTTAACGACCCAGACTTCAACGGTGTTCTAACTAACAGCAACTTAAGCTACTTCAATCCAGGACCAGAAATTTCGAAGATGTACTCTGGTGGTTATCAAGGTGATTACGCTTCTATGCGCGTCTTCATGAACCAACTTGTTCAGAGCCACACAAACGGAACATACGGCGGAACTCCAGTAGTTGCATCCACAGTGCCTGATAACAGCACATGGTCTGCATCCAGCACACTTTCAACAAGCGGTTGGTCTTCGGGCGCAACTACATTGAATGCTGGTGATGTATTCACTATTGCTGGTGTTTATATGGTTAACCCACAAACCAAGCAAACTCTTGGAACTCTACAACAATTCAGCGTTGCACAAACTGTTTCTGATACTGCTGGTGCCATTACATTGTCTGTATATCCAGCAATTGTTACAAGTGGTGGATTCCAAAACGTATCAGCTGCTCCTCAATCGGGTGCTGCTATCACAATCGCAGGTGCTTCGGGTGTAACAACTCAAAACGCATTGGCATTCGATCGTGATGCTATTATGCTTGCTGCTAAAGAATTAATTCCAGCAAGTATTGGTATTGGTAAGACTACAACTGATGACCAGACACGCATTCCTATTCGTGTTCAACAGGCTTATGACATTCGTACCAACCAGGAAATCTTACGTTTCGACGTAATGGTGGCCTGGGCTACCCTTTATTCAGAATTGGGTGTACGTATTGCGACGACCTGATTATCGCAACTACTTAATTGTAGGATCAATATAGAATTAGGACTCTTCGGAGTCCTTTTTCATTTGTGTTTGCACATATCGAAATGATATCTAACCATATTATGCATTGCTCCATTGGTTGAACAATGCGGACATTGAACTTTTGGCTTTGGGCCGACATTCTTACCTAACATAGACTTAGATCTTTTCAAATTGCTTTCTGAAGTTTGCGGTATGTCCTTAACTCCGTTTTGAGCATCACTTGTGTTCTGAGAAGTTAGTTGTATGAATATATTTCCTAATGCATATGGACCTGTATCTCCATATCGTGACATACAATACTGTCCTCGTCGAGATCCTCTTTCGTGATAATGCCCAGACTTAGTCCATATATCTAACCATTCTTCAAAGGTTAGAAGAAAATCAACGCCTCGCTTCGCCGCATTACCTTTGTGATCAATATATTTTCTATAATTTGAATCTTTAATCATCAAAAATTGTAGCACAATCTCATTATGAAACACAAATCGGATAAATAGTTTCGTATTGATCAAATACTTAACAAACTTTAATTAAAGGAAATAAAATTATGTCTAGCCCAAACGTGGAGGGTACCAGCAACCCAGCAGAACTCGTTGGTGGTGTATTCGGTGCCGTAGTTGGTTCCGCTGATGGTCCAACAACTTTCGCAGGTAGCAATATTGTTGCTTCGTCAACCATTACAACACTAGGCCAACTTCAAGCCTATCTAGTAACTCTTGGTCTATTGAAATAATAATCAATAAGCCCGTAAAAAGCCAGTGTAATTATTACACTGGCTTTCTTTTGATAAATATTAAAACAATTCGAGGAAATCAATGAGTACTTTACGTGACATGATACAAGGTTCCGCCCGCCTAATTAATATTATTCAACAGGGCGAAAATCTCCAGGCTCCCGATATGGATGTTTGTATCTATGCGTTAACGGGAATGATTGATTCTTGGTCGAATAATAGATTGATGATCTATAAGATTAATGAATATGTATTTCCATTAACCGGATCAGAATCTTATACACTTGGATTAGGTGGAGATTGGGATATTCCGCGTCCTATGAAAATTGAAACTGCCTATGCAAGACTTCAACCAGACAGCCCACAGCAATTGGATATCGCAATGCAACCATTGACAGTTCTTCAATATGCGGGAATTGCAGTCAAGAATACTCCAAGCACATTTCCTTTTGCATATTATGATGATAATCAATATCCACTTCGCACTATAACTCTATTCCCAGTTCCGACAGGACCTGCAAACATCGTATTGTGGCTACGCGAACCCCTTATTGATCTATCAATACAGGCAATTAATTTCTATCATATTAGTAATGCAGGAACTGGATATACAGATGGATTTTATCCTAATGTGACATTAGGTGGCGGCAGTGGAACCGGAGCATTAGCAAATATTACAATTCTTGGTGGAGTTGTTACC